AATGAACTCAAATTTGAGGGAAATGATGTTATGGGAAAAGCCACAGTATTGGACACTCCAATGGGAAACATAGTTAAAGGGTTACTCGAAGGCGGAGTTCAACTGGGCGTTTCGACTCGTGGTATGGGAAGTCTAGAACGACGTGATGACGCAATGTATGTAAAAAACGATTTTATTCTTAATGCTATAGATATAGTGCAAGACCCGTCAGCTCCTGGCGCTTTTGTTAATGGGATAATGGAAGGTGTTGAATGGGTTTGGAATAACGGTATCATTGAATCTAGAACTATTGAAAAAATGGAGACTGAAATTAAGAAAGCTCCTCGTGCTGATCTCTATGAGACACAGGTTCGTGAGTTTAAGAATTTCCTCTCGTTAATCAAAAAATAATCTTAGGGAGTCAAATATGACTGATGAAAATCAAAATCAAGAGGATGTCATTGGCGATCTCTACGAAGATGAAAATAACGTAGAAGAAGCTCATGATACCAAAAACGCTGAAGAGCAGTCAGTAGGATCCGTAAAAGATGCGGGAAATGCTGGACCATCTGCTAAGAAGCGTAAAGGTGATAACACTAAAAAAGATCCAATGCAAAAGGTTTCTGCTCCTGCAGAATCTGGAAGTGTTAATGATAAAGGTGCATCACCCTTCAAAGAGAGTAAAATGACTAAAGCTGGTATGATTAATGCCGCTTACCAAAAAATGAATTCCATGAAAAAAGAAGAATTAGCTGGTCTATATGCTAAAGTTATGATGGAAGATTCTGAAGAAGAATCAGAAACTGTAACTAAAGAAGCACCAACAACTATTGATGCTCAAATAGATTGGTCTGAGGATCTTAATGCTCTAGTTGAATCAGAGGCAACACTATCCGCTGAATTCAAAACTAAAGCTGGAAACATTATGGAAGCAGCTATTAATTCAAAATTAGCCGAGGAAATTGATAAACTTGAAGAAAAATATAACGAGGAATTAGCAGCTGATATTGAAGAAACCAAAACTGGCATGGTAGATAAGGTAGATTCTTACCTTAATTATGTTGTCGAGAATTGGATGGAAGACAATAAAGTTGCTGTTCAAACCGGTCTCCGTACAGAAATTGCTGAGAAGTTCATGAATAATCTTAAAGATCTATTCACAGAATCTTACATTGACGTACCAGAGTCTAAAGTCGACCTAGTTGACAACCTTGCTTCAGAAGTTGAAGAGTTGGAAACCCAACTTAATGACCAAACAGGCAAGACTATCGCTATGCAAGAGGAACTCGAAGGTTACCAAAGAGAAGCAGTCATTCGTGAAGCTTCAAAAGACCTCGCAGAAACTCAAATTGAGAAATTGAAATCTTTAGTAGAAAAAGTAGACTTTGATGACGAAGAAGGATTCGCCAAAAAAGTTGCCACTATTAAAGAATCATATTTTAAGCAAAGAGCTAACAAGTATGGTGAAGCAGAAGAAGTAGAAGAAGATAATAATGAAGTCGAAACTACTGATTCAATGTCACAATATATTAATGCTCTTAAATCTCAAATAAAAACTTAATTTAGGGAGTCAAGAGATCATGCAACAAATGCAAATATCTTACGATAAATTGGTCGAGAAATGGGCCCCAGTTCTTAATGAAGATACTGCCGGGAAAATTGAAGACCATCACAGAAAAGCTGTAACTGCAGCTGTTCTTGAAAACCAGGAAATGGCACTCAGAGAAGAAGGAATGATTCAAGAGGCCGCTCCAGCCAACGCTACATCTAATGCAGCTAACTGGAATCCAGTATTAATCGCACTAGTAAGACGTGCAATGCCTAACCTTATGGCTTATGATGTATGTGGAGTTCAGCCAATGACAGGACCTACCGGTCTTATCTTTGCAATGAAATCTACTTACAGATCCACTATTCTTAAAGGTGGTCAAACTGATGGGGATGAAGCTCTATTCGACGAAGCTAATGTTAACTACTCAGGTGACTCAGTAAAAACTGGTATGGACGCAAAAGGTCCTTCTGGTTTGTCTGGTGTAACTGATACAGATGCTGATTCAACTCTTGTTGATTCAGGTGCTTCTTATATTCCAACACTAGGTGATCCTTATTCTACAGCTGAAGCTGAAGCATTGTGCGACAGTCCTGATGTTGCTACTGGTCTAGTGGGATTTACCATTGAAAAAGCTACAGTGACTGCAAAGTCAAGAGCTCTTAAAGCTGAATATACTCTAGAACTTGCTCAAGACTTGAAAGCTATCCACGGTCTAGATGCTGAAACAGAATTGGCAAATATCTTGTCAACTGAAATTTTGGCTGAAATCAATCGTGAAGTTATCAGGACTATTAACCAACAGGCTAAAATCGGTTGTAGACAAGCTAATATGAATACCAAAGGTATTTTTAGTTTAACTAACGACGCTGATGGCCGTTGGTCAGTTGAAAAGTTCAAAGGGCTTATCGTTCAACTTGAAAGAGAATGTAACGTAATCGCAAAAGAAACACGTAGAGGAAAAGGTAACTTTATTATCTGTTCATCTGATGTGGCTTCTTGCTTGTCAGCCTCTGGAATGTTGGATTACGCTCCTGCCATGTCAACAAAATTAAGTGTTGATGACACAGGTAATACTTTTGCTGGTGTCCTTAATGGTAGAACTAGGGTTTATATTGATCCGTATGCAAGTGCAGACTATGTAAACGTTGGTTATAAAGGATCTAATCCTTATGATGCTGGTTTATTTT